CCTTGATTCTTGCTTATTATTTCTATCTATTCCATATATGTATATATCTGTACCTATTGTTGTTGTACTAGGAATATATATGTCAAAAGGTGTATCTGCTAACTTTTCATAAAAAACATCATTATTTTTTGTTTCCTCTGTTTTTATCCAAATACCATCTTTTTTAGTTGGCTCTTTTACTTGTGTAAATATATTTAAGTTTACACTTCTTTCATTTGCCTTCCCTAAAATATTTCCTTGCATTAATAAGTCACCTCAATTCTTGCATTTAATGTGATTTCTGGTTTATCATAATCAGAAACTAATTCAATAGCATTGGCTTGCGATTTAACCAAACTTATTTTACTATATTCTTCTTTTTCATCTTGTCTTGTTTCTATGTCATTTGACCAAATAGGATAAATATTTATTATGTCTGTTTCTTGTATTCCTTCTATTTCGATTGTCTTTTTATACAGTTCCATTTCTTCTGTCCAATTTGTGTCTATTGTTATATTGTACATTTTCTTTTTATTGGCTTTGGTATTGATTAAATTTACTAAATTTCCTGCTACATTCCCATCTAATGTATCTTGTACCGTCTGGAACCATGCATTAAAATTATTGGTATATTCTGCTTTTAAATTCTCTAAATAACTTTCAAATTGTCCTCTTTTACTTGCAAGGTCAACTTCTGCTTCTCCTGTTATTCTATTTAGCCATTCTTGATATTGATTGAATAAAGTAGTTGTATCAACATGTTGTAATTGATTAGCCACAATTCCACAAAGTTCGGTATTTAGTCTTAAATCTGTAATATTGTCTTGTGTAATTGCAATCGTATTTGCATTTACTCTTATATCTGCTAATGCAATTTCATAAATATCATAATCTCTTTGTAATTCCTGTGCTACTGGATTGCCTTGTGACACTCCTTTTTTTACAAATAAATGAATACTTCTATCTGTAAAATCTAATCTTGCTACAATTCTGTCTATTCTTGGTTGTGTATCGCTTTCTTCTATTTCTAGTATTTCTGCTGGTTCTACCCAACCCATATATCCATTGATATAACACACTCCAATATCTACTTTAACCTGCATTTCTTCCATTGCTAAAACTTGCATATTGGTAGATGGATTAGGAAATACGCCATTAGAAATAAATTGACTAAAATATTTTGCAAAAAAAGAAGCCTCTTCGGCTCGATCAAAAACTGGCATATTTTCTGCGTCATAACCAATGATTTCTGAATTAAAAAATCCGCTTCTCACTTTATATCATCTCCTTTACTTTTTTAAGATTATAATCTTCGCCAAAAGTTATATCAATTGTTTGGTTACCATTTTCATAGGCTTCCGATATTCCAATGATTCTATTTTCAAGATTCAATCCTAATTCATGATTTTTATAGACCACTTTATCTCCTAAATCAAAGTCTTTTTTATAAACTAAATTTGATACCGGATCGATTGAAAAATTAGCTGTTTCTATTTTATTATTTTCATTTAGTTTTTCGATTCCTCTTTCCATTAATATTTGTTTATATTCTTCATCTGTCATATTTTCATCTTTTTGTAAATCTCTAGCGTCTACATATAACTCAATACGTTCTTCCTTTTGTTTTATTCTATTTACGGTTTGTGTTACTCGATTCCCTGTTTGCTTATTTTCCTCACCATCTACGTAAGCAAAATTACAATATTTAGTTATATCTGTTGCATATTCTTCATTTACTATATTTTCAAAATTTCTAGAAAAAATTGCCCAAGTATTTTGGTTTTGTGTATCCACTCGATCCACTCCTTGCCATACATCAAAAATCATCTTGTTGTGGTCAAAATCATACCAAAGTTTGATACTTAATTCATCTTCTTTACAAAGTTCGTATATCTTAGTTAAAAGATTATCTCCTGTCATTTGCATAGTACGAATTCTTCCTAAACCTTTTCGTTCTCCTAAGCCTATATTAGGTATACTTCTAATACCTGCATGAATTACAAAAGTATCCACCAAACTTCGTACAATATCTTCTGTTGTACTATTTTTAAAATACTGTGTTTTATCAATTACTCTTTGAAATAACTTGCTTTCTAAAAATCTACCTGTACGAATAATGTCAATTCCTTGTGTTGATTGCTTTATATTTAATGTTTCTAAAATAGCCGTTTGTAAAAAATCTTTCGAATAAATATATTTAGCATTTTCAAATTGCTTTCTATTATTTATACTAGTTTGTAAACTAAAATCTCCACATTCATAATATTTTCGATTCCATACAAAACTTGAAAAATCATCTACCATTCCGCATATTTCAAAATCCTTGTCTAATAATAATAACTCCATTTCTACACTCCTAAATACTTTCTATAAAACTGTACATCTATATCTATATTACTACTTCCATTTTCGCACTCATACTTTAAAATATTTTTGCCTATTTTCAAACTAAAAAATGTACTATTTCTATCAATTTTATGAATCATATTTACACCATTTAAAGTAACTGCTTTTTTACGTGGATTTGTATTAATTCTTAATTCGTCCCATTGTTCTAATGTTACATTTACTTTAATATATTCGTCATTGTTTAATATTAGTTTGATATTATCCATTTTCCCACGTTTTGCTACCACAATAATTTCTAAACCAGTTTCTTTATCTCCATTATTAACAAGTGGCATAACTGGTTTAAATATTTTATATCCCATAATTTTTGTAGGACAGATAGTAAGAGGAAAAGCAAATTGAGGACTAATTAAAGTCAAATAATTACCGCTATTTTTAGCATCTGAAAAATAAGGTTCTTCAATGCATTCTAAAACTAATGTAAAATTCATATAGTCATACATTCTGTTTGTTGCAAAATCAAAAGAAGATACCCTATATTGTATCTTCCTTGCTGTATTATTTCTTGTAATAAACATTTCGCCTTCTTGTTTTGGATTAAAAAAACGAATTAGGTATTCCCTATTTTCTAATTCTCTATCATTCTTTTCGATATCCCCTGTTATGGTTATCTCACGAGGTTCTACTTTAATAGAAGTTTGCGTTGCTCCATCTTGTTCGGAACTTGCTGTATTAATTGTATAAGAACTCGCCTCTATTCCTAAAATATCAATGACATGTATGTCAACTTTACTGTTCATTTGTAGTTCTTTTTTATTACTTTTAAATAGTAAATTATGCTTATAATCCATAAGCTAGCCTCCTTAGTTGTTGTTTTGCTTGCTTTTGTTCTTCGTATGGTGTAGCGTTTTTAGAGTAAAATTGTTGCGTATTGTTAATGGTTACGCCATGCTCATTAGTTACTGTTCTTGGTTGATCTTTTGCTATTTCTAGTGTTGCTTTTGTGGATAAATTAGTTGCTAGTTTAGCCGTCTCAAATTCCACTGCTGATTGTATTTTATTGTATACTTCGTCTATGTTTCTAGTAACTCCTTCGCCTACTCCCAATGCAATATATTTACCAACCTCATCTCTAAAAACTACTGACGGAGAATGTATTCCTAAAGCATTTTTCATTCCATCTAATAGTCCACTAGCAAAATTTTCCACATTTTCTTTTATCCAATTCCCGGCTCCCGTAATACCATTCCATAAGCCTTCTACTATATTTTTTCCAATTTCTATCATTTTTGATGGAAGTTCTTTTAGTGTATTTATTATATTATCAAATAAACTTTGTGCACTTTCTTTTCCTTTTTCTGCCATATTTTTGCCCCAATTGGTTACACTGTTTATTGTATTTTGTAACCATTCTTGAATTCTTCTTGGTAAAGATTTAAACCATTCGATTATTCCATTAATCGTATTAGAAATCCATGTAATTGCTGTATTGTAGGTTTTCTGTCCCCATGCAATTATATTGTTTATTGTATCTTGTAACCACTTCCATATTCTACTTGGTAATTCTGCAAACCAATCTATTATTCCTTGTATTATCTTAGGCAACTCAGTTACAACCCAATTTCCTATATCAATTCCAAATTGGATAATATTGCCTAATATTTCTCCTATTAAAAGACCTATTTTATATGGCAATTCTTGAAACCATTGTATGACTGTGTTTATGAAATTCGGTATCCCTTCTGTAAAAAAACTTATAATAGAGTTCCAAGCATTTACTAACGTATACCAAATGGTAGTTGCTAAGTTTTGTAAACCTGAAATTAAACTATTCCAAGCATTTGGGATAATTTCTGTAAAAAACTTTATTATAAAAGTAACAACCTCTACTAACCATGTAATTACTTCTGCTAAAACAGAAATAATTTTAGATAAAACATCTGCTACTACTGTAAAAGCTACACTTAAAACCTCTATTAGAAATTCTCCAACAGGTTCTAATTTTTCTAACAATACGCCAAATGCTTCTCCTAATTTTTTTAATGATGGCTTAATTTTTTCCCAAGCATTTAATAAAGAGATTTTTATTTGTTCAAATGCTTTATTTACTGCATTTCTAAAATTTTCTGACTTTTTATATAATAGCACTAATACTGCTATTACAGCTACAATTACACCTATTACAATTCCTACTGGTCCTGTAAGAATCGTAAACACTTTTGCCAACATATTTACAGAGGCAATACTTGAGGTAGTTGCACCTTTAAAAACTCCCATCGCTTTTGATACACTGCTTAATGCTCCAAATGCAGAACTTATTACATTAAAACCTTTCCCTATCGCAAGTAATATAGGTCCTGCTGTTGCTAATGATAATATTGTTTTAGCAATTTTTTCTAATGTTTCAGGACTCAAACCATCTAATTTTCTTTTTAGTTCTCCTAGATATCCACCATATATTTTAATCTTGTTTCCTGATTCATCAGTTGTCTCTGTTACTGTTGCAAGTTTACTTATAAAATCACTTAACCATTCTCCAATAAAACTAAATTTATTTCCCACATCTTCAAGAATTGCTCCAAAAGTTTGACACACTTGTATTAAGCCATTTATATTTTTCTTTCCACTTTCAGTCCTAGGATCTAAATCTAATAATTTCAATGCAAAAGTCCTAAAACTTGAATTTAAACTATCTAAAGCACCTGTTAGTGTTCCACTTTTTAAACTTTTAGCCATTCCTGCAATCGAATACTGAAAATATTGACTCGCCTCATCTGTACAATTCAAAGCTTCTGTAAATGTTTCTAAAGTTTCGGATGCAGGAAGTAACCCTTTACTCGCCATTTCTTTTACCTTGTCTTTCGTTACTCCATACTTTGTTGCTAAAATGTCAAAAACAGGTATGCCTTTCATTGCTAATTGGTTTAAATCGTCTGTATAAACATTCGTCTGCATTGACATCTTTCCAAAAACTTCTGTAAGTTCTTCAATATCACTACCTTTTCCACCCATTCCAGCAATCGCATCAGTTGCTATTTGTACATATTTTGTCGTTTTATTTGCATCCACTCCCATTGCAACCAATGTCTGACCTGCTGAAATCAAGTTTTCTTGGGCAAATGATGACCCTTTGGCTATTGTTAAAAGTGAATTATATAATTCTTTAGCTGCCTCTACTCCACCTTCTAATTTTTTGTTGAATACAGCCATTGCACTCTCATAAGTACCAATAAAACTTTTAGCTTTTAATGCTGATGCCGTAAATACTCCTGTTATTGCTGTTGTTGCTATACTACATACTTTTCCTGCTGAAGTTGCTATACTTCCCAATTTTTTAAAACCTTTACTAAAAACATTTAATGCTGAACTTGCACTTGGTAATGTATTTTCTATTGTTTTTTTTAAGTTTTTTAATCCCTTTTCAAATTCACTACTGTTTAATTTTGTATCTATTGTAACTGAACCATCTGACATTTTCTCACCTCTTTTTATGCAAAATAAAAACACTTAAATTTTTTTCTAAGTGTTTTTTAATTTCTTATTCAAAACTTTTATCCTATATAAATACTCCCTAAAAACTCTATTTCTACTTTCACTTCATTAATACATTGAAGCTTCTACAATTTTAAATGTTGCATTTTGCATTGTTTCTAGATCTTCTGAAGATACATAATTAAATGTTTCAAATTCTTGACTTTGTCCTGCTGTTAAATTATTTGCATACACATAATCCGTTTTTATTCTTGAACCATCTGCTTTAACTGCTTCAATTTGAATACTAAAAGATTTTGTTTCTGTTGTTTTGTTTGTAACCTTAACAAGAAGTTTTGTATCTGTCATTCCATATTGCCCTTTAATTGCTTGAAACTCTCCTAACGTAACATCAACACTATTTGCTAAAACATCTTCTGTATTATTTCCTGTCATTGTACTCATATCGTTATTAAAAGTATTCATTGCTTCATTTATTGAATCAGATACAGCTTTTTGTGCATTTAATGTAATAACAATTGCTAATATCCCTAAGATAATTGTTGTAATGTTTTTTCCTTTACTGTCTTTCTTTACCAATGCTATAATTCCAAAAATAACAGCTAAAATCCCCATAAAAAATGATAAATTGTTTATAATTGGAATAATAGATGTACAAATTCCTATAATTCCTAATACTAATCCTGCTGTTCCTAGCGTACTTTTCTTTGTTTCTTCCATTAAAATTCCTCCTTTTATTTTAATATAAAAAGAGTATAACACAGCTTTTTCTTTTTTTATGTCGAAATTTATTGTCGTATTTTGTCTAAAATTAGGATTGTAGAAAACTTCGTGCAAAATCTTCTTCTTTTTCTTGCTGTGTCCTCATATCTGGTAATGCATATATTTTTTTCATTTTTTTATAATAGTTTCTTCTTTCAGTATCTTTTATTTTAGATAAATTTACTGACCTATATTCCATGATTTCTACAATTTTAGTATCTTTACTTAAGCCCTCAAACATTGCTCTAAATTTCCACCAATGTAAATATTCTATATCTTGTAAATCTATATGATACTGCTGTAAAAAAGCACTATAAATATAATTATCGTCAAATTCATAGCTATAAATTTGATTATTATTACTATTATTTCTATTTTTTTTATTAGAATTAGTTAATTTTTCTTTTCTACCTCGATAAAACCAAAGCATATCTTCTATGGCTTTTTCAAAATCTGTTATTTGTTCAATTTTAGGATAATATAAATTTATTGCCTTAATTACTTTTTCTTTTTTACTAATATTTGTATCTTGCATTAACATTTCAAAAAGCATAGAAATCCTAAAATCTGTATTTAATTTAATGTCTCCCATTCTTTCTTTTAAAATTATCTGTAAATCATCAATAATTATACTCATTATTTTCTATCCCTTCTAGTAACTCTATTAGGACTATATCTACTTTCTATACTTTTTACTTGTTCCTCTAATTCTTTACCTTGTTCATCTCTTGCATTGCATAAATCCTCAAATGCTTTAATACAAATATTAAAATTTGTTTTTTCTCCAAATACTTTCTTGTCCGTTTCTTCTCCAAATGCAATATTAAAACAATCAAAAACTACTTTGCAACTTTCTCTAATCACCTCTGATGTCCTTTTTCCGTCTGTTTTTATATTATTTAATTTAAGTGTTGTTTCATCAATAGCATTTTCCAATCTTTCCATATCGTCTGCATCATTAAAATTAAACTCTATTTCTTGATCTAAAATTTTCATTTCCTTACTCCTCTCAAAATAAAAATGCTTTTACTTGCATTTTATTGATTATTTATTTTACTAATAGTATAATAATTTTGTACCCACCTTCCTAAGGAGGTGAAATCTTTGGGTAAATGGTTAAAATTATTAGCCAAAATCTATGTATTTACATTGCTATACAAAATCTTCAAAGATTTTTTCGATTAATACATAGTAAAAGACTAGAGTCACACCTCTAGTCTTTTTTGTACCTTTTAGGTATTTGGTTAAAATTACTATACAGAAATTATATAACTATGAATTTGCTTTTTTCTCAATTTCTGTATTATTATTATACTAAATTCTTTTAAAAAAATCAACTATTTTTTCTATTTTTCATACTATTTGCTTGCACTTGTTGATTTTGTACTAACTGATTGCACACTTGCTGTATTTGTTGCATTATCTGCTGTAAATGTACAAGTCTTCCAATTATCTGTTGATGTTGCTTCTCCTTCTTCTATTTCCCCATTTGCTCCTAATGTTCCACTGATTGTATATTTATTCTCATCTCCTCCAGAACTATCTGGTATCACACTATATAAACGTCTTCTTGCTTTAAAACTATCACTTGTTTTTCCTTCTTTATTAAAATCTACTGTTACAATCGGTACATTCACATCTGTTTTTTCTAACTCTTGCACTTCTGCTAACAAATCATGGATTTTATTTCCTACAATTCTATCTGCTTCATAGGACTTTTCTGTTGCATATCCGGTTGTTCTTTTTCTTTTATTTTTTTCATCTACATATTTGGTTTCATCTGTTTCTACATTGGTACTATCTTCTGCTGATGTAAACCCTTTCATTCTTACATATTCTGTCGCATTTGCAGTTAATCCCATAAAATTAACCACATCACTCCTTTTATAAAATCTTAATTCTTCTTCCATCTTTTTCCTCCTTATTCATTAAATGGTTCATAATATTCACAATTCATTTGAATCATATAAATTGCTGTTGTTTCTGTTTTTTGTAATAAATAACCTGGCGATGTACATTTTATCGTTTGCACACCTTTTATCTTTGGTAATTTTCTTTTCTTGTTTTGTTCTTCTATCCACTTCATAAAATCTTCACAAAATTTACTATTGGCTAAATTTACGATTGCTTGGCTTGAAATTGGTGCTGTAACGGTAAAATCAAAAGCTATTTGTTTAATTGCTCCACCATCTGCATATTGCTTTACAATTGGATTGACTGGCGTTTGATCAATGGAATAGGTATCGATTTCTTCTTCTAAGTAATCCACATTAATTTTACCGATTATTTAGCAAATAACATGTTTCTATATATTCCTTAATCGCTTCTATGTTTGTTTTTTCTCCCATTAGTTGCCTCCTCTTTTTATAAAATTCTCTACATCTTTACAAACTTCTTTCCCTCTATCATTCATCATTCTTTTATCCCACTCTTTTCCTCGTTTTGGTGCTCCTTGATATTGCAAAGGCTTACTCGATATTTTTCTTTTTACTCCTTTTGGTTTACTTGCTCCTATCGCTTTTTTCCCTTTATACAAATAGTGTGCATAAGGTTCTATATGTTTAATTGAATGATTATTTGGATAAGTAACTTGTCGATATAAATTTCCTTGGTCGCGTGGCGTATATGGTTCATACAAACGATATACTGTATCTCTAAGAAATTTTGTTACTTTTCCATTTTCATTTAATTCATGCTCTTTTATAATTTTATTAGCATTATTCATTTTTATTTTTATAGCAAAGCCACTACCTGCCATTATTCTGACACTCCTATTTTAAAATGTTGCAAATTTCCTTTTCGATTGTCATCAACACTTACAATTCGAAAGGTTTGATAATTTTTCAACATTTGTTTGAATTCTAAATCTTGTTCGACTTCTCCTTCAATTACATAACTCTTCCCTTTTAAATTCCAAGTTTTATCGGTTAATAATCCATTTAAAACAAAATCCAGAATACTTGTTTGTTTTTCTTGTTGATAGGTATAAACAGCTAAATGATTATCGATTAGAGCCATTTTAGTTGGTATTATCAATGTACCTGTTGCTCCCTTTTCAAGTCCTTTGTCTATTAAATTACTTTTTTCATTGTGTCTAAAATAAACTTTCCTTATTGTTACCCTATTAAATTGCTCGTTATCTTTCTTGTATAAAAATAACGTAACTGTCTGCTTAAAAAAACGTTCATTCATTTAGTCCACCCCACAATACAAAAGTGGCATTCCATCGTTACCAATTACATCCCACAAATATTTTGATAAAATTGTTTGCATTTTTTGATCATAATGTGTTTTTACCTCTTCTGGTGTAGCATAGCTTTCGCTCCAACCTTCTATATTTTGCGATTTTAGATTTCCAATTTCGGATAGCTTTGTTTCTTGTTCCTCTAGTAAATCAATCATTAAACATGTAACATATTTTACTTTCTCTGGAATCTTGTTCTTATCAATTCTTCCAAAAGTTCTATGATCGATATAGGTACTTGCTTCTATTACTAATTTATGAAAGTTGTTAGGTATGCTATTTTTACCTAACAACTCTTTATATTCTTTTTCTGTTATGTATGTAAGCATACCTTTTCACTCCCTATTCTTCGCCTTGTTCTTGGCTTGGTTCTGTTGTTTCTGCTTTATTTTTCTTAATTTGCACTGCTAAAGCATTTGTTACAACATCTTTATATACCATTCTTCCTTGTAATGCTGACGCTTTTACGTGTTTTCCATCTTGAATGGGATTAATTGCTGTTTCTGCTTTCCATGCATCAATTGATTGACACCATCTTTTTGCATAAATAACAAATTCTACGCTTTCTGGTAATAAATAACATGGTTTTGTTGCTACTCCTGCTACCTTGCCGATGACTCCTTCTCTCACTAGTTCAGCACCTAATGTTCCTGACGTATTTGCAAACTTATCATCGGTTAATAATAACAATTCTGTATCTGCTGCTATAGCAATTCTCATTTCTTCTGGTTTGATTCCTCTTTTTTTCATGTTATTTACTTCCTTTGCTATCTTTTCATAGACGTCCTTTTTCGTTAATGGCGTTACATCTTCTGATACGGTCCCTCCTGTTACTAAAGCATTTATTGCTGATTCCTCTAATGCTTTTCCTACTACATATCCTGCACTTTCAATCCTTTGTACTCGAATGTTATCTGGTACTACATCTGCTTCATAACCATCAATCAATTCACTAAATGCCTTTTCTTTATCAACTAAAACTTTCCTATAATCTGTCGCTGATTGGGTCATTGTTATACCATTCAAAATATCATAATCCGATAACGTAACATCTCCATTTCTTGTTGGAACATTTACTGCTCCTGCTATCGGATCTCCTTCATAATCTCTACTAAAATCATTCCTAATAAAAAATTCTTGTCTTATTAATGGAACTATTTCACTTGTATATTTTTCTTGTGATTTATGTGTTCCGTTTGTTGCTATTGGATTAGCCATAACTTATCATTCCTTCCTATTCCCTATAAATTTCTGGGTACTTTGCTTTTAATATTGCCATTACCCCACTCTCTTTCGAGTTAATTGTTTTTACTGGCGTTCCTGTTGCTTTTTTCTCTATTTCCAATCCTTTTTCTATATATTTCGGATTTTCTTTCAAGAATTGCATTAAGTTTTCATCAAACTCACCTTCCATCTTAGAAACTTTAAATACCACATAATCAATATCTTCAATATTTACGCCAGCCTTTAATACTTGATTTTCTTGTTCTAAGTTTTGTTTTTCTAATAATGTCTTTTGGTACTCTGTTTCTTTTTCTATTTGCTTTTGTTCTGCTGTTTTTTGTTCCTCTTGCCATTCTTTAAAAGCTTTTAATTCTTCCTTACTTGGTATGTCTTTTAAAATTTTAGCTTTTTCTTTTCTTAAGTAAGAATTTACTTCTTCTTGTGTAAAAGTTTTTTCAACTTCTCCCTCAGTTTTTTCTTCAGTCTGAGTAACTGTGTTTCCTGTTTCTTCAACAATTTCTTTGTTTTCTACAGTTGTTATTTCTTCTTTCATACTAAACCTCCGTTTTAAGTCATTAGAGTTGACTATTCCTTTGTTATTCTTTATCGCCTACAACAAGTAAAAAGGCATATTAAACTTTTTTTTACATATACTATTGATTATTAACTTATTTTATTGTATAATTAAGCTAATAAATATTTATTAGAAGGTCAGTTGAGAACCCCATATTCTGGTTCGCAGTTGACCTTCGCTTATTTTCTTTGATATATTTTTATAATTTTACTTTCTTTTATAATAACTATTTTATCTATCCATAAATATCTTTTTGAAGTATAAATATTTTCTATTTGTCTTTCTGCTTCTTTGATGTCTATTTTAGCATTTGTTAAATCAATTATAAAATTATTAGCTTGTTTTTTCTTTTTTCTTAAATTTCCTTCTATTACATATTTTCCACTACCAGTAATTTCTTTTAAATCAAATTTTTCTCCATTAACAATATAATCTGGTGTTTTTATGTAAGCTGGTTCATTCACTCTTGGTATTATATTAACTTGTCCACCATACATTTTACCTAATATGTTAGCAACTTCTTTCTCTCTTTCAGTTGGTTTTAATACGACATGTTTTCCATCTACTTTGTATTTATTGCCTTGTTCATCTTTATAATATTGTTGCTCCTTTACTTTATATTGTTGAACTTTAGTAAAATCTGTTGTTATCTCTTTATAGTTTTTTAAACTATGGTTTATTGTATTATTAACTTTTGCAACCTGTAATCTTGAATAATCTTTCCTAAATCCTGTTTGTTCTAAAAATTCATTTAATATTGTATTATGTAGCTTCATGGTTAATTTTGCCTGTTCTAACTCTTGCTTTATTTTGTTTCTATCTAAATCACTGTTTGCATTAATTAAACTTCCTTGTAATCCTGCCATATCTTTTTTATCTTGTCTAATTTGTCTTTCCATCTTTCTTTGAATTTGACTTGCTTCATATCTTCTAATTTGTTTTCCATTATAAGTAACTTTTTCATTTGCCATTGTTTTTAATTCTTTCTCTGTATAAGTTCTTGTACTTCCTTCAGAGTATGGTCTCCAATCATGCCTACAATTGACTCCTTTAAATCCTGTTGCTGTTTCATATCCTATATCTTGTAAGGACAAATAACCTGCTTTTCCCGTTCTTGAAACAATTTGACCTTGCCATTTTGCATGACTTGGTCTTGCTCCTACATGGGCTGTCAATTCCATTAAATCCCATTCTAGTTCTTCTGCTCTCATAAGTTGTAATTTTCCACATGTTTGATTGACTCCTGTTACAATATTCATTCTTACCGCACTTTCCAAACTTAATTTTCTTCCACTTGGATAAATTACATGGGCACCTTGTTTACTAACTTCTTTTATTGTATCTATGATTGATTGCGTATAACTTTTTACCCCTGTGACTACTTCCATATACGCTTTATTCATCGCATTATAAAAGATTGTTTGACTTGTGTTTGCTGTTGTCATTACTAAATTATTAAGATTATTATTAGTTTTTAATGCGGTTGCTTCTAACAATTGCCACATATTTGTACTTTGTTTTAGTGGTATTGTTTCTAATCCCGCCATTTTGTATATTTTGTCATCGTAATCTAAAGATTTTGTCCCAGCTTCTTCAAATATACTTTTTATTTTATCTTCTGTTGTATAATTATATTTCGCTACTAGCTGTATTACTTCTTGATAAACCCTTCCCATTTCTTGGGCTATTTTTATATCATTCCTTACAACTGTATTTGCATATCCTACATTTGCTATTCTTTGGGCTATTTCTTCTATCACTTCTAATTCTAGTTGTGTATATAAGTCTTGTACTTGTTTTCCTATTTGTTCCCATTGTTGTGGAGTTAACATTTCTATCACTCCTCACTAGGTAAAATTCCAAAAGCCTCTTGGTTATTCATCTTTTCTTCTTGTATCCTTTGTAATTCCTTTTGTGCTTCTTGTTCTGACATGCCTTTTATATCCATTAAATAAGATTTTTTACTTCTTAGTCCTACCGTTACTTCTTGTTGTGCTCTCAATTGCTCAGCATTTTTATCTTCTATTATGCTATCATCTGGAATAACCGTTATTTTGTTTGTCTTAATTCCTTCTAATTCACATATTGCTTTTACTAAATCATATACCGCATTATTTACAATGGCTAAATAATGTTCCCTTGTTCTAAATGCTTTACTATTTTCACTAACTACTTCTGTTGCTGTTTTCGTACTTTCTCCATCAAACTTATAATAGTTGCTTCCTAGACCTATATTATCGGATAACCAATTCAAATCCGCATTAATGCTGTCAATATGTTCTTGATACCTTAGCTTCATATCAATTTCTTTTACTGGTTCTTTCATCTTGTCATTATCTATATTTAATGCTTGATAAATTTTATCGTTTTTATCAAAATATTGAATAAATCTAGTATTTCCGTTTTCATCTGTTTCTATCTTTCCTTTCATAGCACTTTGATCAACAAGAATCCTTTTCTTTCCTAATATGAATTCGTTGTTAAAACTATCATATTTCACATCTAATGCCTTAAATCGATCGATACTATTGGCTAAAATACTAATTCCTAAAGGACTACTTGTATCAAAATTATTCGCTAGATTCGGTTTAAACATTTGAAAATAGGGATTCGTTGTTCTTACAATCTCTTTTTCTTTTATATTGGGAAATTTGCTAGAAAAATCTATCTCTTTTCCTAATTCTGTCTCTATTTTTGATGCATATAACTCGTTATATTTGATATAAACATCTCCTAAAAACTCGTGATAAGTCAAATGCGTATAGTACATTCTCTTTTTTCCTACTTCTTCTATAAACCTACTAATCGCTATCATTCCATTAATATAACTATTGGTGTATTTATAAGGAATTATGACATCACCATCGATATAATCTATCATTGTTTTTCCTTGTTCATTTTTATATTCAATCGTTGCTCCATTTCCTAAAGCAAGCATTGCTCTTTCTAAAAAAATGGGAAAGTTTACTGTAAAAGAATTTTCTTTACTATCTAACACTTCCCATAACTTTTTGGTCGCTTTTGCATTACTTAATTCTATCTTTGTCTTTTCTGTCCATAATAATTTAGTTATATCTTCACATACTTTTTTGGGCATATTCATTGTCAGTCTTTCACATTCTACATCTGTTCCACTGATTCTTTCTGTATAATAATGAAAGTCATTCACATTTCCTCGATACCATTGTTTCCATATTGCCATTAAATCGTATATCGTCCCAACTGTTAAATTAATTCCTTTTTGCCCCAACACTTTTGCAATATTATTGTATAACTCCATAATTTCCTCCTAATATTTTAGCCCTAGTTTCTGTAAATTATCTTTTACCCAATACTGTAATTCGTCACATGTATGATCTCCATATGTATAAGCATAATCTTTTGTATAGGTATTGTAATATTTTTCTGCACTTAAAAAAGCCTTTTCCGTTTTATCTGGTTCAGGCTTTCCCTTTTCTACACTTCCTTCTTTCCAACAGTAATTCTCTATTTCTTTTTTGCATATCTGATTATTGTTATTATTTAATACACGGAACTTCCTTTTAGATAAAAAGTCGTCTGTAAAATCTATTAATCCTTCTATTTTGTTTCTTCCCTTGTCAACTGCATGTAATCTTTTTCCATAATCCTTAAAAAATTGATTCCTCAATGCTCCTTCCGCACTATCTATTGTCTCTTTATCGATCATTGCTTTATACTGTTTTATAATTGTCGTTTCAAAATTAAATAAATCTCTACTCAATTCGCTTGGTGCTTTTTTCTTTACTTTTTCATTTGGACTATAATAATAAGTATCTAATAAATACCAATAACCGTCATTTCCTAGTCCATATGCTCCCATTGCTGTTGCACTTGTTTGATGTCCACTATCTATTGAAAAATCTACATACAAAATCTTTATTTGATTCTTTTGTATGTAATTTTCTGTTACCCACTCTATGTTATCTGGATTTAATATTAATCCTTCTAATCCAATTACTTCCCCTAAATAAATCCATTTATATCTTTTCTCATCATTTTGTTTTAATTCCTCTGCTTCTTGAATAGCTATTTGTCCTAACCATTGTTTGGGAACTGTTCTATAATCACTTTGATGGACTAAATAATTTTTATTTTTTCGCTTTTCTTCTGTCCATTTATTTACCCAGTCAAATTTGTTTTTTGGTGGATTGAATGAATAAAACGTCATAAACCAATCATCATTTCCTCTTATAAATGTTGCTTTTATTTGATCTACATCTTCTGGATTATTCCAGCCTGTTAATTCTTCAAACCATACCATTTTTATTAAAGTTTTTTCATCAATCATTCCCTTTACTGTTTCGTAATCATCTCCTCCAGCAAAGTAGATTGTATTTCCATTATTAAATTGTATCTCCATTGGAGATAATTTGGAAATATAGTCTATTCCTTCTTCTAATCCTAATCTTTTGCATGCTCTTTTTATTTCTTTATAGACGGACTTTCTTAGTTGATTTTGATGTTTTCTTAATATGACTGCTGAACAATTTAGATTCTTTAAACAGTTGTATACTATTTTGATGGAAATCATGGAAGATTTTGTAGAACTTCTTCCACCTTTATAAATTTGGTTTGTTTGTTTACTATTAAAGGTATCCCAAAAATGTGGTGCTATTATTTCTTTTATCTTAATAATTTCCATCTTCTTCCTCCTCATTTGGAAGTTCATTAATAATTTGTACTCTTTCTTGATTTTTTATATTTTCTTCATCTTGGATTATTTTTCTGATTTCTTGGATTGCTTGTATTTTTTGATTGCTGTCGCTAATTGCTGTTTTCCATAAAGATATTACCATTGCCATTTGATTATCTATACTTTCTTTATCAATTCCTAATGTAGATAACATATCTGCTATATCATTTCCATTATTGTCTTTTAAATTAAATGGTAGAGATAAAAGCATATTCATTTGTTCTTTTATTGCTTTTCTTTTTCTTCTTACTTCTCCTGATTTTTGTCCACCTTTTTTAGCATATTCTCTCTGTTCGTTCTCGGTTCGTTTGTCAAATGGAATTAAATTTTGTTCATTCGCCATCTACCTCCACCTACTTACTGTTTCTTTCAATCTCTTTCCTTCTAACATCTTAATCCCTCCTTATTTTTATTTTTTCACAAAATTCGACACATTCTTCTCTTTATTTATGTTATATTTTTGTCTGTTGTGTATTTACAAACTTACAAAAGAAAAGAGGTGTCATAATGAGCAATAACAACATTAAAGGAAAGAAAGTTGGAACTGTTTCAATTCATATGTATAAAGAATCGAAAACAAATGCTCCCTTTTTCTTTCTTGAATCAGAAAATCAAGCTGTTTTACCGATTTCCTATGTTGTTGAAGATTTTCTAAAAAAATATTAGACTAACTACCTGTTAGTCTTTTCTTATATCCATCACATTTAATTGAATTGTCTAGTCTTATTCTTAATTCTTCTTGACAGTTTTCTTTGTTTCTACAA